CCCAATCGTCATTAACACTACTATGAACTACGTGGTTTACTGCGTTGCTATACCTACCTGAACCAGATCCACCATTACTACTGATTTTTGTCAATCCAGCACTTGTAATCCTCATCCGCTCCGTAGGGCTAGAAGCGCCATCTGAAGTCGTGCTCAGGACGATTCTCGCTGGCATGTCAGATGCGCCAGGGGTGCCGTCTACTTGAGCATGTATCGAGGCTGCCGCTCTTGGAGCTGAGCCATCAGCTCCTTCAAATGACAGCATTCCCAAGAAATCTCCAGACTGAACTATTGTGTGCGACCCAGTAGACGTTCCTCTTGATTTAATAAAACTAAGATAAACGCCGTCGGTAGTATTTGTATTACTGGCTAAAATTGTGCTTAGGTAAGTTGAACCAGCTTCAAATACAACTTGATTATTACCACCAATAGTTCCAGTACGCGCAGTAGACGTGCCAACTAACAGGCGTCCGCTGGAGTCGATGCGGGCGCGTTCGGTTCCTTCAGTTGTTACCTTAAAGTGACCATCGGAGCCGGTATCAACAACCTCCGCCTCGGTGTTGCCTTCGGTGATCTTGTCGGTTGTGGCGGCTGGCGTGGTGAAACTCAGCGTGCCCGAACCGTTCGTCGTTAGAACCTGACCGTTAGAGCCATCCGCAGAAGGCAGCGTCAGCGTCACGTTGCTGGAGATTGTTGCCGGTGCCTGTAACGCAATAAAGTTCGACGAGTCTGAATCGGCAAGACGCAAATCGCCCTGTGCGTTCAGCGTTACATTCCCGCCATACACGGTGATGTCACCACCGCTAGCAATGCCAAAACGACGCGTGCCGGCGGTTGAAATGTCAACAGCATCAGTGCCGCTGCTAAAAATGCCGGTGTCAGTACCGCTGGCATTGAAATAAATCGACGGGGCGGCAGCAGTGCCGTTATCAACCGAGACCGTGGTGAAATCACCGTCTAGCTGTCGCAGCTCAATCCAAGCGCTGTTGGCACTGTTGCGGAGCTTCAGGGTATTGGTTGTCGTGTCCGCCCACCACTGGTAGGCGTAGGTGGTAGCTGGTGCGGTGGCGCCGCTGTTGTTTGAGACGATGGCAGCGAGCTGACCGTTAAGATCGGAACGTACAGCCGCCCCAGTGCCGTTACTGACGACGTAATCAGCTTGTGCCATGAGCCAGACCGCTGAACGGCAGTGTATGTCTTACTTTAACCGCCCCTGCCATAGCCGACCGCACTCCAGTTGAAGTTACGGCTAACAGCGGTGCCCGCCGAGTTCTTGAACGTGACGGTAAATCCAGTGCCGCTGACGCTGGTGACCTCAAAGAAGTCGCCTGAACCCATGTTCTGAGCTGTGATGCCAACGCTAGGCAGGTAGGCATTGACCCCGCCGAGGCTTGCGGTGCCAGTAAAAAACGGATTGGCGAACGTGATGACCTTTGCCGCTGCACCGCTGCTAACTGCACCATCGCTATTTTCTGTGCGCCGCTGAAATGTTGCGTCATAGCCCAACTCATCTACCAAGATGTTCTGGTCAACGGCAGAACTGGTTAAATCAGCACGGAACTCAAAGGCACGAGCGCGGAAAGCACCGTTGACGAACTCTTGGTAGGCGCTCCAGGTTGGTGTGCCAGCAGGGTTGTCGTTTGTCATCCGTAGCATCAGCTTGGCATTTACCTTGTCTGTAATACCGCCGTCAAAATCACTCCAGTCATCAACAGTGTTGGTGCGCGAGTCAATCAGATCAGATGGGAAATAACCACGGGTGACGAAATACCGGCGCAGGTCAAGTGCAAAAACAGCGCCGAGATCAAGTGTATTTGCAAAGGAATAAGTGCCTGCAGTATCAACATCGCCGATGACATCAAACACAACCATCGCATCAACATCTGCGACCGTATCAAACAGAGTCGTGCCATCTAGTGTTAAGGCGTCATATTCGTCACTGTAGAAAGTGTCGGATTTGGTTCCCTGGAACGGTGGTGCGTCTTGATCTTCCCGCCTGGTTTGGATTGGTAGCGGTGCAATCGTATCTGGCAGATCAATAATGACGCTAGTTTCACTGGCGCTTTGTCGTCCGCCGTCATCCTCAAATTTCACCAGCACTTCGCCTTCCACAAGCGGGATAATCGCCTCGGTAGAAGAGCCGGATTTGGCGGGGATTAGGTCAACACTGTTACTCCAAGTCGCCGCGCCAGTGGTCAAACTGTTGTGGCGAATGTGTACCTTACCGCCAACCTTCACGTCAAGGTCAACAGTTTCAGTCCAGCGCAAACGACCGGAGTTGTTGTTGATCGCCTCAAAGGTAAGGTTCTGGACGTTGCCTGGGACTGCTGTTTTACCAAGCAGGTTGAACTCAGCGGCAGCAATGTCGCTTACTTTATTAAGATAATTTGCTGCCGTAATTTGGACATATAGCCGACCCTGCCGTGTATTTTTAATTTGCAGTGACGGTGATGTAGTAGTGGCTTGATTCCAGTTGTCGTTGTCAATGCGCCACTTGACGCGAAACTCATTGACGCGCTGCTTTGAACTAATCCAACTAAGGTCATAGCCAGAAAAGACGTTCTGCCCGTCTTGGTATAAATATTCCGTGCCTGAAATGCTGCTTGGTGCATCAGGCTTAGCAGATAAATTGGTAATGTCACGCTCAGTTAGCTTGAGATCCGCTTCGATTGCTGCGTAAATGCTGCTGTTGTATTCCAGGGCGGTGACGCCGTAGATGCCGTCCTCAGCTTCTACAACATTCAACACGCGATATTGTTGTGATTGCAGATCAGTTGTTTGTACCAGCCAGATTGTGTTGGCGTTTGGCGCTTCGCTAAAAGATCCGGTCACGCTGATAACTGATCCGCTGATGCCGCTAATTGATTTGGTCTCAACAAGCCCTGTGGGCATCAGCACTGAGATTGTTGGTGTTTTAGTGACATCAATCGACAGGCTGGTTGTGCTGTCAATCGTGATTGCCGTTGTGGTGGCACTGGTCACGCGCCCGCTGCGACGTGATCCAGCCTTCAACGGGTCGGCTATGTCAATCACCATGCCAGGGCGCAAGATGATGCCGCTGTCGATTGAAACAGAGAAGGTGACAGTTTCGGTCAGGTTTTGTTCGCTAAGCAATGCCCATTTACCGGCACGGCGGGCTTGCCCTTGGCTGTAGCAACCTAGCGCCTTGATGTCTTTGTTGATGATGCCGTATTTAGCGACAGCATCTTGATCTTCAACGTATTCGTACTCAACCTCGCCCAAGGTGTCATAAGACTGCCAGGCAACAGTCGCACAGGTGTGGCGTGCCTTTTGTGATGTGCCGCTATAGACAAACAAGCCATCTATCACGTTGCTTGGACCCAGCAGATATTGCGAGTCGGTGGGCTTGTCTTGCTGTAACACCAGCGAACCGGCGCCGTAATATGCGATGCCACGGAACAGGCTGGTCATCTCTTGGATGACGTTGTAGACCTCATCACGGCTGTTGATTAGCAGGTTGCACGAGAAGCGTGGTTCTTGCCCGCCTTTGCCGTTGTCAACTAGCGTGTTGCAATATTGGCTAATGGCGAAGAAGTCATACTTGTCAAGGCTGCTCGTTGGAATAGAGGCGCCATAGCGTGTATTGGTTAGCAGATCCCACAAGCACCAGGCGGGATCATTACACCATGTTGCTGCGCTAAATGTACCGTTCCAAACGCCAGCGTATGTGACACGTCCAATATGCGTTGTGGTATCCACAGACGCATTGGATGGCAGTTGTATTTTAATGCCACGGATTAGATATTTGCGCGTTGGGATTGAGTCAAACTGTCGAGAGTCAAAGCGCAAAAATGATAGTGCGCTGTTGGGGTAACGCAGCTTCTCGTCAATGATTTCTGTATAGCTGAACCAGAACGTAAGGTTTTGACGCTTGGTTGATGATTCGTCATCGCTAACACGCACCACGCGAATATCAACTGGAAATGCTCCGCTTAACGTCAGCATGTAATCACGCTGATACGAGTTGCTAGTTTTGCCGCTAATGGTGTCGCTGACCACGGTGCTATAACCGCCGCCGTTGTACTGAACCTTGATTTCTATTTGTACGCTATGACCAACAATATCGCCATTGTCTTGAATAATTTGCAGTGAGGGCACTTGTAGCGTGACGCGCACGCGGTCAACATCTGTATCTGTAACTGTGCGAGTAACTGGCGTGTCTTTGAAAACTTCGACGTTGACGCCTTTTTCGCTTTCTGTTCCAACCTGTTGGCTGATATAAGCCTGGGCTTGTGTGCCATTACGAGTGACAATCGTAAAGCCCCTAAAGTTATTGTTGCCGGCAGCATCTTCAACTGGTGTTCCTGCTAGAAAAACGCCCTTGTTGCCATTTTCGATGCCTTGGATCTCGCCTTCTGATAACAGATCGAGCACACTGCCGAATTGAACAGATTGCAGTGAATCGTCAGCTTCTGTTGGTGTACGGCTTTGACCACCACCACCGCCGCCACCTTTGCTACCACCACCACCTCCACCGCCACCGCCGGAACCGGCAATGCCGAGACCCA